AGCAGTTGCAGCTTGTGGAGAATACATACGAAGTTTATCTTCGTCTTGAATGCCAGTGACTTTCTTAATTTCGTCTAGATGTGCTTCATTCTTTTTAATATCTTTAGATGTTTTGTGAGCATTCTCAAAATCTTCATGAAGTTCTTTAGTTGTTGCTTTAGAACCAAGATATTTTTGTTTCTTAACGAACTCATCACGTGCCAATGTCTTATCAAAAATTCCGCCGACATTGAACTTAGTTAAAATTGCTTTTTTGGCTTCAGCTGGATCGGTGACCATTTTGGCACCCTTTTCCATTTTCTCTTTGAAGTCATTAATTCTGTCGCCGATACCTTTTACATCAGCCAAACCTTTAGCCATGTCAGCGATATCTTTAGCTTCTTTGTCCCATTCTTTTTGGAACTCAGCTTGAGATTTATAGTATGCTCTGCTTTGACTTGTTTGCTGTTTAAGTTGGCCAAGAATTTCTACTTGGATCTTTTCAATAGATTTAGATTGACCTTCCATTCCAGAGATTTTGATACTCTGTTCCAATAAATCTTTCATCGTAGAGAGTTCTTTTACAGATTCAGCCTGTAATTGTAATAACTTACCGAACTCGCTCGATTGAACGTGAACTTGGATAGGTGGTTTCTTTGCCATCTTAACTTCTTCTCATTTTTTGTTGTTCTAACCTTTGTTTTTCTTCCTCAAGATATTTCACTAACATAGACACGTATAATTCTCTTTCAAACGGCATCATATTATCAAGTTCTGTAAGAGAGTATTTGTGGTACTGCATTAAAGCGAAATTCAATTTATAGTGATTATATAAGGTTTCATGACAAAGGTTTATTAAAAAAAACTTTGGAGACCCTCCAAAACTTTATGATGATGTTTGCCACACACTGGGCAGTTATATTCAACTTCTTGTTTAAGTCTCGGCATTGTTTCAAAAAACTTTTGAACTTGTTTGAATTGTTCAGAAGTTAAATTGTTTAGGAAATCTAATAATTCCTCTTTCGTTTGATCTTTACCGTAGAAAACTTCATCTCCCTGATAAACGAAATCAATGCAGCCAGCAACGATATCGAATATATCATCAATAGTATCTGCCTTTAAATTCTCAAGTTTTGATAAAGTTTGTACTGTTGGATAACGCATAACTACGCCAACATCACCAAATAATTCAATTTTCTTATTGTGGTCAGGAGATTTTTCTACCTGAATTTTTGTAATATCGAAAGAGATTTTAACTTTAGCTTTATCGTTTTGATCTCCATGGTCTTCATCACATGGAAATAATAAATCAACTGTTTCACCAACAGACTTACCACGGATTTGTGTAAAGATATATTCTAGATCGAATGTAGCGAGATTATCAACTTTATAATCTCCAGTAACACAAGACTCAACTACATTCTTTAATGTTTCTACCATAGCAATAGGATCTTCGCTCTGTTGAGCCAGCAATAATGCCTTTTCTTCCTTCACTAAAAATGGTCTAAACTTAACCTTTTCTCCGCTCGATGGTATAGTTAAACTATACTGTGCCGTTGTATTAATTGGTAAAGCCATGGTCACTCTCCTTTAGACATATTCTTGATTAGTTTATTCAACTCAGCAGTGCTACCTACAAAGATAGCATTATTATTTGTAACTTTCTCAGATTTCGGTCCATCCAACTTTTGTTTCTGTTGGTGAACATCCATTAATTGCTGATTCATATCAGCAAGTTGTTTCATTAAATTACCCACAACCTCAAAGGCACGTGGGTGTTCAGATTGTTTAGCAACTTCTAAAGCAGCAGTAAGTGCTTCTTGTCCCTTTAATAATAAGTCATGTAAATTATTTCTAGACTTATCATAGTCACTTTCAATTTTTTCTACTGGGTTTTGAATTATCTCACCAGTAGAATTATCAATCACCTCAGAAGTTTTAGTTATAGCAGGAACATCAAAAACTTCTGACAAATTATCATCAATTTTCATTTTAATCGTTTCTCGTATTTCTCATAGGTGGGTCGTTTGAATCTAATCCAGAGCCAAACCCACTACCGAATGTAGTAGTTGTATTTATTGGGGCTGGAGCAACTGGGGTTGGTCTTGGGATTGGCGCAGCTGCTGGTGCTGGAGCACTAAAGGTGCTTGAACCGAACCCTGTTGACGCAGGTAAGCCAAATGCTGGAGTGCTGCTAGATGTTGCATTATTACCTCCTGTTGGTGGAACATAAGTAGCACCACCATTGTTTGCGCCAGCTAATTTTTCTTGTGTACGACCCAAAGCAGCGATACCAAGAACAGCACCCATAGAGATGTGGAATAAACCAGCACCTTGTAATGTTAAAGGTTGCCATTGGGTTTGAACGCTACCGTGTGCCAATGATTGAACTAAAGACCAAAGAATCGGTGCTAATACGAAATCGAATGAACATACTGCCATATACATCCAACCCATCATTGGACGCCATTTACTATTCATCCAATCTTCTTTTTTCTTTTCGCTTTCGCTTAATACTTGTTCGTCTGCCATTTTTTATCCTTTAAAATTACCAGCCACTGCCATATCCAGAAACATCACCCATAGGATTGCCAACTGAATATTCTGTATATGATGTTACTGCTTCGTTTTTACGTTGGTTTGTGACTTGCCCACCAACAATTACTGGTTGATTATTTAATTCAGCAGCAGTCAATGATGGCTGTTGACTTAAATCCATTGTTGCGCTGTATGAAGTTGAAGTCCAATACTTATATTGCATTGTTACTTGCAATTTCATAACATCTTTTTGATCATATCCCATTTGAATTTGGCCGATAGATTTTGGATAACACTCATATAAGTTAATATCATACTGAGCATTATTACTATAATCTTCAACTGTAATTATCATCTGAGAAATGTAATTTACATAATAATTAAAAGCACGTGTATATGGGTCTTGAATCAAACCCATCCATCTGTCAAAATAGTTTTTAACATTCATATTATTATCAACATAGAATGTTAAGTTAATATCTCCAAAAAGTTTCTCATAAGGAACTTCTCTTAATTCACCATAAGTTCTCAATTGAGCAGTGCTCATACTAACACCTGGAAGCTGAACATCTGCGCAGTACATCATAATTTGACGTAGATTATCTGGATCGTTTACGACGTCGCCGAACTGGACTGTATATCTGTTCGAACGCATCATTCCTTGTGTTTTTACGGTAGCGATAAATTGGTCTATTGTAGACATTATAGCATTCTTTTCTTAGAGTCTGCCCAGACAGTTAGCTTATCTGCTCCAGTGAATTTTTCTACTGGAAGTAGCATTGCAGTTGCCCAGTCATAGGAATTAACCTGTTTAAATGGTGAACGAACATGATCCATTAGGTAATGTTTAACGCAAGGTTGAGCAGCTTTAAACTTGGAGATTCCATCAATTGTTGACCAAGAATATTTAAGTTTTGTAGCTTCATTCATTTTGTCGTTAGACTTAAACTGCATCAAACGATCCAACAACTGAATTCTAAGTTGATATGGAAGATAATGCATATTTAAACCAAGAAACCCACCCTGAACCTTTCTAAAGGGAAATACTAATGGGAATCGGTCATAGTATGGAAGTTCATGTTTTAGTTTTGGATCATAAAAATACATATAAAGTTTTCCAGGCATCACGTTCGTTTTTAACAAATCTGGATCTGCCTTTAGGACTTTATTTGGGGTAATTTGTTGCTTCGATAACAACAGAGCTTGTTGATCAAACCATGTGCGCGATTTCTTGGCAGCAGTAGCCAAGTCGTATCGGTTTTTATCAAATACGTTCTGAAGAGTTGTTTTAGTAGCCATTTAATTATTTAGGTGTTTTTAGACCGAGTTCGTGCTCTGTGATGATTTTAAATTCCCAACCACGATCTTTACAGTATTCTCTGGCAGCTTTCCATTTAGCCTCATTTTTTATATAAGTCATTGATTCAGCCAAGTATCTTTGAGTTTGACGTCCTGGAAACTCAGGTGGTTTTGTCTGTTTAAATGGTTTCACCTCAACCAAATACCTCTTTATTTGCCCATCATTAGACTTAATTTGTATATTAAAATCAACAAAATAACGATGTATTCTATCGTCTGTTGGACATCTGTAAGGGATAATTGTTTCCTCAGAAACCCATTTTAATACAGATGGATTTTTGTCGCACCACGACGCAAACATAGTTTCCCAACTGGAACGCATAATTATGTTTGTAGGATCCCCAGTATACTTCTCTGGGTTTAAGGGTTTATATAATCTTTTGTGAAACATTGCCTAAATAATCTATTAGAATAGTAATCTCCATTTATTTAGGACAAGCATGGCGAAAACACCAGACCTAACCCAAGCCACGTTGCGTGGACCAGCTGCACGATTTAATGCTGGTAAACAAAAATACGACGTTTCGAGCTACTCATACCCAGCAGACATTCAAAGTGAAGAATATGGTGGCAACTTCGTCGCATTCTATATCAACGTGTCTGAAGATTCAAAGATTCTTAATGATAAATCTGTAAAAACGATTGGCGATATTCCAACCAGAGATCGTGGTGGTATGATCGCCAACCAAGAGGCTAGTGATGCTGGTAAAGTTACCACAGCTGCTGCAGCTGGCGGTGCCACTGCTATTTCTGCTTTATGGAAAGAAGGTAAACTACCAGACGACTGGTTTAAAAATTCAGTCAAAACAGTTGCTGGTGGAGCAGCAATCATGGCAGCTGCGAGCACTACGACTCGTGCTCAAAAGCGTTTAGCCACTGCTATTATGCTTTATATTCCAAATCAACTGTCAATTCGTTATGGAACGCAATGGGGTGAAGAAGAAACTTTTGATTATCAAGCTACATTAAATGGTGCTCAAGCATTGGGTAAAGCAGTTACAGGTGCTGCAACTTTAAACTTTGGACAAGTGGCTGATAGTGGTAGACAGGGAACTTCAATCGCAGCAGCAATTGCATTTCGTGGAGATAATAAAAATGCTGCAGCTTTATCAGCAGCTACAGGTTTAGCAGCTAACCCGAAGAAAGAGCAGGTATTTAAGGGTGTTGATTTTAGAACATTCTCAATGGATTATCAGTTCTTTCCACGTAACGAAACTGAAGCACAAAATGTTTTAAATATTATTAAGATGTTTAAACTTCACATGCATCCAGAATTTAAAGATGCATCAAACTTCCTTTATATTTACCCATCTGAATTTGATGTTTATTATTATCAGGGTGGTAAAGAGAACTTAAATATTCATCGTCATACTTCTTGCGTTCTGACTGATATGACTGTTAATTATACACCAAACGGACAATTTAATACATTCGCGAATGGTATGCCTACGCAAATTTCAATTACGTTAAACTTCCGTGAATTGGCTCAACTTACAAAAGAAAAAATCGGGGATGGTCTATAATGTATTTCGAAAAATTCTCAGACTTTTTATACGACTACGAATTAACTCCAGGACACAGAACAGCTTATATCGTAACAGATATTACAAGAAATGTTCGTTTCCGTAGAGATATTTTAGCGAACATTACAGTTTACGATGAATATGATATGCAGGATGGAGAAACTCCTGAGATCGTAGCGGATAAATTTTATGGCGATTCCCAGTTACATTGGGTAGTTATGCTCGCGAATCAGAGATATGATTATCTCAACGATTTTCCAATGACTTATTCTGTGTTAAATAAATTCATTAAAGATAAGTATGGTGATGATGTTTATGATACACACCATTACGAAGATGAGAATGGTAATTGGGTAATGTCAAACCAAGCTGGTGCGCTTGAAGTTACTAACTTTGATTATGAACAAAAAATAAATGAATCTAAGCGTAAAATTAAAATAGTAACGCAAGATGTTTTGTCTATAATTCTGAAAAACTTTAACGATTTAATTTAATGGCAAAAGACAAACTTAATTATGCTGGCGATGTAAACCTTGATGACGTAACAATTATATCATCTTCTGGGTTTTCTCAAAACGTAACTAATCAAGTAATAGGTGTTCAAATCTTTGAAGATTTGTTATCGCCTTTCATCACAGGTACTCTTCTTATTCGAGAATCTATAGATTTGGCAAATTTATTTCCGTTCGTTGGTCAAGAATTATTAAAACTAAAAATTAGCACTCCAGGATTAAAAGACGGTAACATTGATGGTCGTTTTTATGTTTATAAAATGAGCGACCGTGTTATGCTTGGTGATAAACAAGTAGGTTATCAATTACACTTCACAAGCGTTGATGCTATTGCGGATTTAAATAATCCGATTAGTAAGGGTTTTAATGGATTAGTTTCAGATATAGCCAAGACCATTTTAACTGATGCGAAATATGGGTTAAGTACGAGTGCTAAATGTTACATTGAAGAAACTAAAAATAAACACAAATATGTTTCCAATTATTGGTCACCAGTTAAAAACTTAATTTATTTGTGCGAGTTTGCAGTAAATGAAAAAGAATCGCCTACATATGTGTTTTTTGAAAACAGAGCAGGTTATAATTTCTGTTCTTTAGACTCGTTATATAATCAGGCTAAATTATTACAGACGTTCTCGTTTGATAACTATACTCGCGATTCGAAACCACAGGGTCAAGATGCCAAAAATCCAGAAGAAGATTATAAACGAATCTTAGAACTACATATCCCAGAAGGTATTGATTATATCGATAGATTACAGAGTGGTATGTATGGATCTAAACTTTGGTCATTTGATATGTCAACAGGTGAAGTAGAGATTAATGAATTTGATATGATGAAGAAGTGGTCTGATAGAAACCATTTAAATAAATTTGCGCCAGCAAGATCTTCAGCTATTGGTAAATTTGAAACAACGATTTTAAATAGACCGAAAGCGTTCGGAACATTCCAAGATTATGATGATGTTTCAAATACAAAAATTATTCAAGAACGCATCTCCTTAATGAAACAGGCAGAGTCAATTAAGATTGAACTAACTGTTCCAGGAAGATGCGATTATACTGTTGGTCGAATCGTTGAAGTTAATTTAAATAAAGTTGCTCCAGTTAAAAAGACTGACCCAGAAGATAAAATTAAAGATAAAATGTTCTCTGGTAAATATATGGTCGCTGCGATTAACCATTTTATTACTCGAGATAAACATGAATGTAAATTAGAGTTAATTAAAGACTCTATGATATTTGATTTAGAAAAAGGGACTACGAAATAATGGCAATGGAATTATATTCAGGTGTCGTTGAAGATCGTGCTGATCCATTACATCTTGGTCGTTGCCGAGTTCGTATTGTAGGTTTACACACTGACGATAAAGTAGAGTTGCCCACGGAAGATCTTCCTTGGGCAGCACCCCTACAACCAATTACATCAGCAGGTGTTTCTGGTATTGGTTCATCACCTGTTGGTCCAGTTGAAGGAACATGGGTAGCAGTCGTATTCCGAGATGAATATCAACAAGTTCCAATTATGCTTGGAACATTCAGTGCGGTTCCTCAATCACAAGCTGCTAAACAAGCTGCAGCTGATTCTGCTGGCACAGTTATTGCTACCGATGGTGGTGTATTAACTAATGGATCTGGAGATCCAGTAACAACATCTGACGGAACTCCGATTGAAGCTGGATCTAAAGAGGGTATGAATAATCCTCCCAAGGATGCTGAACCATCACCTAAAGAATCACCTAAAAATAATATTACAACTCCTGGTGCTATTAATAGTAATCTTTTGGGTAAACCTGTTCCGACAGATCCACCTCCAGGATTAGCAGCTAATCAAGTAGCGAAAGCAAGACAGAATATTGGTTTGTTATTATCAGCAATGGATCGTATCGGAATTACTGGTAAATATGCTCGTGCTTCTATCCTCGCGATTTGCGGTGGTGAATCTAGATGGCAGCCTATTGCTGAGGGATATGTATATTCAGACGCAGCTTATTTAAATAAAATTTTTAAAGGTGTTTTCCAAGGCGATTTGAATCGAGCCAAACAATATTGTAACTGGCAAGGAACACGTGAAGATTTTTTTAGAGAAATTTATAGTCCGAAATATTCAAATGGTCGTGGTGCTGGAAACATTCAACCAGACGATGGAGCATTATTCTATGGTCGTGGATATAACCAATTAACTGGACGTACATTATATCAATCCATTCAAACTGGTTTGAAAAAAGATTATGGCATTACAGTTGATATTGTCAACAATCAAAATTCATTATTAACAGACCCACAAGTATGTGCGATCTGCTGTATATATTTCTATATTAGAAAAATACCAAACTGGAAAACATTACAAGATGATCCTTCGTTTATTGAAACAGCATTAACTAGAACTGGTACTGACGCACATCAAGATAATTATAAAACTAAACGTGGTTATTATGCGTATTTCCTTGGATCTAAATTACCAGCTGCAGATCCATCAAATAAACCACGTGCCGATACTGTTCCGTCTTATACAAAAGAAGATGTTAAAGAAGAAACTCCAGCACAGAAAACTGCAGCATTAGAAGATCGCTCTTCTGCTAAAACTAAAGGTTTCCAAGACCCACAGGGTAAATATCCACTTCGTTCGCAAATGAACGAATCATCAACAAATAGATTGGCTCGTGGTGAAGTTACGGGAACTCCTCTAGAATTTAAAGACGTATCTCGTAAAAGAAATCTTCCTATGGCTGGTGGTGGAACATTTGAACAGCCACTTGCAGGATTTGGTGGTGTCTATCCATATGCCAAAGTTACAGAAACTGAATCTGGTCATATGTTTATTATGGATGATACACCTACTCACGAGAATATCAGTTTATATCATCGTGCTGGGTCATTCATTGATATTGATGCAAACGGAACAATGGTTAAGCGTATCGTTGGCGATGGTTATGAAATTATTGACAGAAATGGTTTGATTTACATTGGTGGTGATTGTAACATTAGCGTAGGTCGTGGCGTAAATCTTAAAGTTATGGCTGGCGCAGATATTGACATTCACGGTGAAACTAATGTTAATATTATGAACAACGCAAACATTAATGTTGCTGGTAAATTAAATCTTGGCGTTGGTGATGATATTAACATCTATGGTGCTGGTAATCTTACTATGCAGATTGATGGCGAAATTAAAGTTGCTTCTGGTGAAGGAACTTCGCTTAAATCTGGAGATTTTATTCATGCTCAAGCTGCTAAAGGTATTGATTTTAAAGCTGGTAAAGAATTTGCTGTTCAAACAGGATCAGACGTTTCATTAAAATCAGGTGCCAATACTAACATTCAATCAGCTGGTGATTATAACGCATTGACAAGTGGTGGTAGTTATACTGAAGCAGGTGGTGATGTAACTCAGAAAGCTGGTGGAAAAATTGCCAGTGATGGTTCTTCACAAGCTATTCAATCTGGAGCATCTTCTCCTGCAGGTGAAGCAGGTAGTGTTGCAGATATTGATGATATTAAAGTTGAAATCGATCCAGGCGAAGTTGATTCAAATGATGGATACAGTTCTGCGATGCCGTTATTGGCAACACCAGTTCGTCCATCTCCACCTGTAATGCAAGATGCAAAAATTGTTAATCAGAACAATAACAAATACTCAGATTTCGTTAATAACCCAAATAAATTCTATAACCCCTCAGCTTCTGCAGGTGGTGTTAAAGGTAACTACGCTGGGACACCGAAAGACGATAATAATGGTCAATCTTTAATTTCTGGTCAAAGTGCATCAGAATTTACTGATTGGTTCCAGAAGTGTTTAACTCAAACAGCTGAGAATGGATATTGGAGAGAAATGGGTCAAAATGGTAAACCAAGTAACCCAAATATTATCCGTATCTGGGAAGATCTTGGTTATCCGAAGAATGCGTATTGGTTAACTGACCAAACTCCATGGTGCATGGGATATGTTAATTACACATTGAAACAATGTGGTTACCGTTATGTTCAAACTGCTTCTGCTTGGGCAATTCGCGATGCTTATACTAAATGGGCAGCCACCCCAATTACAGATTTCTCTCAAGCACAGGCTGGCGATATTGCTCTCTGGAAATATGGCCACGTAAACTTTGTATATGCTAATAACAATGGACGTTTATCTTTTATTGGTGGTAACCAGACCCCAACTGCTAAAACAAACAATCCAAATGATGGCGATGTAACCCTCTCTTGGAAGAGTGGTTATAGACCACCTGGAGACGGAACTTTAGTTGGTATTTGGCGTCCTTCCAAGAAATAATGTTTGCAAATATGAATAAATACTAATATGGCAAAGACAACAAGACTTTTTACAGACCTCGATTTAAACTTCACAGCCCACCCAGTAACGAAAGATATCGTCCTTCGTTATGATGATGCAGCTGTGAAAGAGAGTATTAAGAACTTAGTTATGACTGTTAATTATGAGCGTCCATTCCACAGCGAAATTGGAACTCCAGTCAATTCTCTACTGTTCGAAAATAATACGCCAGCTTTACCGATCTTATTACAGAGAATTATTACAGATACAATTAATAACTTCGAACCACGTGCGAATTTAATTCAAGTTGATGTGGTTAATAGAGAAGAACAAAATGCGATTGAAGTTACAATTGTATTTACGATTTTAAACACAACTAGACCAATAACATTAACAATGGTACTGGAAAGAACCCGATAATGGCCAATCAGAAAATTAACGTAACCGAATTAGACTTCGATCAGATCAAGTCTAATATTAAAGAATACCTAAAAGGTCAAGATACATTCTCAGACTATGATTTCGAAGGTTCTGGTTTATCAGTTCTTATGGATATTCTAGCATATAATACACATTATAATGCTTTATATAACAACCTTACCATCAACGAAATGTTTTTGGATTCAGCAAGTAAAAGAAATAGTGTAGTCTCTATTGCTAAATCCTTGGGATATGTTCCTCGTTCAGCAACTTGCGCCACTGCCGTTATTAATTACACATTATCATCTTCAATTGGTGGACCATCCTCTTTAACTCTTCCAAAATATAGCGTCTTTACTAGCTCAGTTAATGGAAGTGTATTTTCTTTCTACACAACTGATGCTATTACGATAACTGGTTCTAGTAATGTTTATAATTTTAATAATATAAAAATTAAAGAAGGAGCTCCTTTATCATACTCATATAATGTAGATGGTGGAACTAGATTCCTTATCCCTAACGCAAATGCTGATATTACATCATTAAAGGTTAGTGTACAAGACTCAGCAACATCTTCCGTTTATACAACATTCACGGCATCAACAGATATTACATCGGTAAATGCTACTTCTGCTGTGTATTTCTTAAAACAAATTGATGATGGTTTGTATGAAGTTACTTTCGGTGATGGAATAATCGGAAAGGCATTATCAATGGGTAATGTTGTTCATTTAGATTATTTCGTTTGTAATTTTGATGCTCCGAATGGCGCACGTTTATTTAATTATACAGGTCGTGCGCTAATTGGAACTCTTAATGTAGGTAGTAGTGTTTCTTGCGTAACACCTGCTTATGGTGGTGGTAAAGTTGAAGACATCGAGAGTATTCGTTTTAATGCTCCGAAATTATACGCTACTCAAAATAGAGCTGTAACTGCTGAAGATTATAAAGCAATTATTTACTCAGCAGTTCCTCAAGCACAATCAGTTGCAGTTTGGGGTGGTGAGGATAATGTCCCACCTGTATATGGTAAAGTTTTCGTTTGTGTTAAACCTTCAGACGCAACTTCTTTAACCGAAACTCAAAAGTCTAATATCATTTCTACAATTTTATCTAACAAGAACGTAGTTTCTGTTGTTCCTGAAATTGTAGATCCAGAGTATATTAACATTGTTTTAACAGTTGGTGTTTATTTTAACGAAAGACTGACAACAAGAACAACAGCTGATATTGGAACTTTGGTAACATCAACTATTAGAGATTATAATAATACAGAATTAAAGACATTTGATGGTGTTTTCCGTTTCTCTAAGTTGTCTAAACTGATTGATAACACAGAACAATCTATCGTTAATAATATTACTTCTGTTATGATTCATCGTGTAATGCAACCACGTTATAATGTTTCTGCTCAATATTTGGTTAATATTATTAACCCAATTAAATATGCTGTCCAAGGTGGTTCATTAAATTCAACTGGTTTCTTTATTGGATCTGACACTAATACAGTTTATTATATTGATGATTATGGAACAGATGTTCGTTTATACACTATTGGTTCGAATGCCGAGAAAATTATTGCAAATGCTAATCTCGGAACAATTGATCACGCTAAAGGTATTATTGACATTAAGAACTTAAATGTATCAGCGTTAAATGATGTTGAGTTTAAATTGTTTATTAAACCAGATTCTAATGACGTAGTATCAGCATTAACACAAATTGCTCAAATTGATATGGATAATTTAAAAGTTACAGTTATTAATGATAATACAGCAACTGGTGACTTGCGTGCTGGTTATAATTACGTATTTACTCCTAGCTCAACATGATAACTAGACCAAAACTATCTTCGATAGTAGCAAGCCAACTTCCTGAATTTGTCAGAGAAGATTATCAGACATTCGTTTTATTCTTACAAGCATATTACGAATATCTAGACACAACCAATCCAGATGTTGCAACTCTACGTGATATTGATAAAACTCTTGATGGATTCATTAAGCATATTAAAAATGAGTTGTTAAATAATTTCCCAATTCAGGGACACGTTAATCAAAATACACTGATTCAACACATTAAAGAATATTATTTAACTAAAGGATCTGAAAATTCATATAAGTTTTTATTCAGATTACTTTATGGTAAAGAAGTTTCTCTCGACTATCCATCTAAACAAATGCTTCGTGCGTCAGATGGTAAATGGAAACAAGACGTTTCCATTATGGTTAAGATTAATGCTGGTTCACCGAACGACATTGTTGGTAAAATGGTCGATGTTGTTACCACAACATCTATTGTTAGAATTTTAGTTGACCATCACCAAACAGTTGAACTTGAAGTTGATAGAGTTGTAAGAGTCTCAGATGAAATTTATGAATTTTATATCGATCGTAGATTCTTCGGTATTGTTAGCGTAGGTGACCAGATTCGTTATAAAACAGATACTACTTATTTTAGTGGAACGATTTTATCTACCACCGCTCAGTTAAAAATATTAACACCTGGAACTGGATTTAAACTAGGACAATTATACACGATTAGAAATGGTAAAGGTTCTGGATCTATTATGAAGATTACCAGAATCAGTCCAGTTGGTGGTATTCTTAATGCCGAGTTTATTAAATATGGTGTTGGATATTCTACAGATTTTACATCAACAATCTATTCTGACACAGGACAATCCGCTGTGGGATCTGGTGGACTGGAGTTACAAATTATTGGTGGAACTGTTGGTATTTCAGAATCAACAGATGGATTTACTGATGCTGGTACTGTAAATAAATTCGACTATGCTGTTGGTAGTGCTATTGATGGTACTTATGCTGGTCAGGTTCTTCGCGAATTCGGAGACTCTGGTAAAGGAGCTCTTGTAAGTAATTTTGATCCAGCTGTTATTAAAATTAACTTAGGTCCATTGGCTAAATACCCTGGATATTATTCTACAAACGATGGTTTCTTAAATGATGCCATGTTTATTCAAGATAGTCGTTACTATCAAGCATTCTCGTATGTAATTAAAATTGACGAACGATTGGACGATTATAAATCATTCGTTAAAACATTAATTCACCCAGCAGGTGTTGCTGTTTTTGGTGAATATAATGTTAAAAATGAGTTTGATTTGAGTTTATCTCTTGAATCAATGCTCAAAATTCTTTCTGTTACAGTACAAGATATTCAAAGAATTGCTGATCTTGGAACTACCCTATCTATAACTAAAGGTTTTGATAGTGACGCAGTTTCGATGGCGAATGAATTTATTGCTTCTAAGGGATTATCTAAACCATTAGACGACTCATTTGCTATGAGCGACAACTCTAATTATGTATTTGCGATCGGTAAAGTTAGTAATGATGTTCAAGTGGTTGTGGATAGTGGTACCATAAACACATTTGGGAAAGCACTATCAGATTTCCCTTCTATGGGCGATATTATTACTCAGCGTGATATTACCAAAGGATTAATTGATACACCTGTTATAATTGAAATTCCTTTGATTAGTACGACTAAATATATTAATAATACTGCTTCTGGAGATGATACGACGTTACCTGTTGACTCGGGTGGATTTATCATTTTCAACCCTTATTCCGAAGCTGGTTGGTTTGCCGAGAGATATGTAGGCATCCCAGTCGACTTTAATGGATAAACAATTAAACCCTCAATAGGAGATACATATGGATCTAAATGAATTTTTAAAAGCCAAAGGTGAACTATCAATCGTAGTTCGTGGCGCAGATGGTAAAGTTAAAGACGTTCGCCAAGTACCAAACTTGGTTGTTTCTGTGGGTAAAACATACATTGCTTCCCGTATGGTTGGTACTTCAGCAACTGTTATGAGTAACATGGCTATTGGTACTGGTACTACTGCTCCTGCAGCTGGTGATACAACTCTAGGTACTGAAGCTGGTCGTGTTGCGCTAGCATCTTTCACATCATCAGGTGCTACAGTTACTGCGACTGCTACATTCCCTGCAGGTACTGGTACTGGTGCTATTACTGAAGCTGGTATTTTTAATGCAGGTTCAGCTGGTACTATGCTTTGCCGTACTACTTTCCCAGTTGTTAACAAAGCAGCTGGTGACTCTATTGCTATTACTTGGGTAGTAACAGTAAGCTAATTTTTTAGGTAAATTAAATGTCATCTAGTTCATCACTACTAAAGTCTGAATTACACACGTCAGTTGCTAAAGCGTTGTATAACGAGATACAATCTAACGCATCACATTATTACTATTTCTTGGGTAAGACTTTAGAGTGGCCGATTGAAACAAATCCACCATTTCCGATTGATTCATTTAATTATGAGTTGCAAACAAGAAATGAAATTATTACGATGAAAGAATTAAACCCAACTGATGTTGCGTTTATTGTTACTCGTGTTGATTGGAAATCTGGAACAATTTATGATCAATACGACGATCACTTATGTGACGAATTAGATGGAATTGATTTGTTTGCTGGTGGTTACGGATATTCAGACGTACCAACTGTAACTATTACTGGTGGTGGTGGCGAAGGTGCCACTGCTCAGGCTATTGTAGTTAATGGTGTTGTTCTTGAAATTAATATGTTAACAGCTGGACGTGGATATGTTTCTATGCCAACTGTAACTATTACTGGTGGTGGTGGTACTGGATGTGAAGCACGTGGTATTTTATCACAAGCAACTTCTGGAGTTAATCAAGTAGAACAAGCAAACATGACTGTTCTTACTGACGATTATAACGTATATAAATGTCTTGATAATAATAAAGGTGCTCGTTCAACATATAAACCTATCGGTACAACAGTTGATCCAGTAATTATGCCTGATGGATATATGTGGAAATACTTGTATAGTATTCCTATTGCTCTTCGCAACAAGTTCTTAACAGACACATATATGCCAATTATTACTGCTTTGAGAGAACAGTTCTACTCAAATGGTAATATTCAAACAATTAACATTAAGAGTTCTGGTAAGAATTATAACTTCGCATCTATTACTGTTGCTGGTGATGGATATTTAGAAGCTGACCCACTATTCATTACAGGAACAACTATTTCAAATCCTGGATCTGGATACACTTCTGGTGCGAATGTTACATTTGATGCGCCATTTTCTTCTAATGCTTGGCAGGCTGGAAATGGTGCGTTATTGGGGCAGGTCGTAAATTATAATAATAACTTATATAGAGTAACTCTTCCTGGAGCTTTTGATACACCTGCTCCTACTCACACAGCTGGAACTGTATCCAGTGGTACTGCTGCTCTTGAATATATCGGAACAACGGTAACTGGTACTGTAAATATTACATCTGGTGTCGTTACTTCCATTTCACTCAAAGGTGCTTTGCGTGATGTCATCGTTGGTGTTAATGGCTCTGGTTATACTTCTGCTCCGCAGATTACAGTTTCTGGTGGTGGTGGAACAGGTGCTACTGCCATAGCAGTAATGCAAGGAACTGGTGTTTCTCAAATTAATGTTACTGCTCAAGGTAATAATTATACTTCTACTCCAACAATTATCGTTGGTACACAGTGGACAGCTTCTACTGCATATACAGTTGGACGACAAATTTCTGCTGGTGGTAAATTATATACTGTTACCACTGCTGGCACTACAAGTACTTCTGCTCCAACTCATACTTCTGGTGTAGCAACAAACGGAACTGTTGGTTTAACATATGCTGGTACTGCTGCTTCGGCAACGGCAGAATTACGTTATGGTGCTGGATATTCTTCATTACCAAAAATGTTAATCTCTCCAGTTTCTGGTGGATCTGGTGCAACTGGTTATTGTTCAGGTGTTAAATCTGAAGCATTATTAATTCCTATCGTTGAGAATGGACAATTGACTGGTGTTCAAATTAATAATGGTGGTGTTGGTTATACATATGCCAACTTAAACGTGGTTGGTGACGGAACAGGTGCTCAAGTTACAGCAGACCTTTCTCCTGGCGATGTTTCTACACTTCAAGCTAACACTGAATTGTTAACTGCCGATGGACGTATTATGTCCACTAAAGTTTTAAGTGGTGGTTTTGGTTATGCCTCTGCTACAGTTGTTTTTGATGGTGATGGTTCAGGTGCTTCTGCAACTGCCACAGTAGAAAATGGTGCAGTTACAAAAATTAATATGGTAAACTACGGTACAGGTTATCGTTGGGCAACTGCCACTATTGTTGGTAATGGATTCGGTGCTAATGCCCGTGTAATCATTACTCCATTCGGTGGTCATGGTAAGAACTCGATTAATGGATTATATGCTAATAGTTTGATGTTCTATACAAACATCTCTAAAGATACAAACCAAGGATTTAACGTAAACAATGACTTCCGTCAAATTGGGTTAATAAAAAATCCAAGACAGTATGGAAATACATATGGCTTAAATAGCGCATTGGCTTCTGCTTGCTGGGTTATTACTGGAAGTATTAACGTAAACCAGTTTGAGAAAGATATGGTTATCTACCTCGCCCCAAGAAATACAAAATTTAGAATTGTGAGTTTGACACCAACATCAGCATTAATACAATCATTAGATAATGATATTCCAACTAGTGGTGCGATTTTCTCAAATTCTAACTCAAATACTTTTGGTGTAACTGGTGTAACTCCTCCAACAGTAGATAAATATTCTGGTGATTTGATGTTTATTGATAATAAGCAAGCGTTTACTCCAACAGCTGACCAGACTGTTACCCTTAGAACTGTTATCAAATTCTAATAAATAAGAAATTAACTAAGAAGATAGAGCAAAATGATAGATTTCAATACCGAACCGTATAATGACGATTTTAACGAAGATAAAAGATTTTATAAAATTCTTTATCGTCCATCGTTTGCTGTTCAGGCTCGCGAACTCACACAAATGCAGAGTATTCTGCAGAACCAAATTAAGCGTTTTGGTGATGGTGTTTTTAAACAAGGCGCAATGGTTATTCCTGGACAAGCGTCTATTCAGACTGTTTCTCAGCCAGGAAAGGGTGTTAACTACGTAAAATTAGCACCATTATATAATGGTGTTGCTGTAGAAACATTCTTAAAATCTTTACAGGGACAATCCATTGTTGGTCAACAAACTGGTTTAACTGCCCAAGTAATTTTAACACAGAGCCAGCAAAACCAAGACCCAACTACAATTTATGTAAACTATACTAACTCTGGAACTTCAAATACTGAGAAACATTTCCAAGATGGCGAAGTTATTACAACTTCAGATGGTTTATATTCATTCCAAGCAATCGGAACATATATCGAAGGTGCTGATCCAACAGCTACTGGTCTTGGTTCTGTTGCTTCTATCGCAATGGGTGTCTATTACTACAATGGATATTTCTGCCTATGCGAACCACAAACAATCGTGCTGGACAAATATTCAAATACACCAACATATAAAATCGGTTTAATTTTTAAAGAAAGTATTGTTACTCCAGAAGAAGATGCTTCTTTATTGGATAATGCTCAGAACTCTTATAACTACGCAGCTCCAGGTGCGCATCGTTATTACATCGAACTTCAATTAGTTAAGTATGCTCTAGATGCTGAAACAGACAAATCATTCGTTGAATTGATTCGTGTGACTAATGGTAGAATTTTCACTATTACAAACACAACTGAATATTCTGGTGTTGGTGCTGAATTGGCAAGACGTACTTATGATACTAACGGTAACTATACTGTTACTGACTTTTTAATTGATGTTCGCGAAAATCGTAATAACAATCGTGGCCAGTGGTCTGCGAATACTTCTTATTTAATTGACGACGTAGTTACTAATGGTAACTATACATATGTCGCTCAAAATAGCGGAACATCCGTAACAACCCCACCTACTCATACAAATAGTACTGCGTTTGACGGTCCAAGCAACACTGGTATTAAATGGTTATACACTGAAACACCAAACTATAATCGTGGTATTGATTTGAATGGTGACGCTAATAGTTTGTCTGTTGGTCTTGAAGCTGGTAAAGCATATGTTCAAGGTTACGAAATTACTAAAGTTAATACAACTTATTTGACTGTTCCAAAACCAAGAACTTCTGTTCAACTATCAAGTTCTGTTATTCCTGGACCAGACGATGTTGGTAACTATGTTTATGTTAAAAATCTTTCTGGCTTACCACCTGTTGATACATATGGCACTATAGCATTGTATGATACATTAACTACTGCTCTTGGTTCTCCTCCAACTGGCGGAACTCAAGTTGGTACTGCTCGCGTTCGTTACATAGAATATAGTAGCGGAAATAGCCCATATGATCAAACGACTGTATACAAAATGGGTTTGTTTGATGTTAAATTAAATCCAGGTAAAACATTTTATAGAAATGTTAAACAATTTACATATACTGGCACAGCATTTTCTGCTGATATTTCTCCAATAGTATTAAAGTTAACTGGTTCAATTTCTGTTTCTGGCACTGCTGTAACTGGTGTTGGTACTTCTTTCCAGACAGATTTACAAGTTGGTGATGTTATTATCATCAATCCAGGTGCGACGACTCAACAATATGGTAAAATTTCTGCGATCGCTAGCCAAACAGCATTGACATTGGCTGCAGCTGGAACTACTGTAACTGGTGTTGCTTATGCAGAAGCAGTTACTCAATTAGCAGAGCCTGATACAAATACATTAGTATTTAAGTTACCATACTATGGTATCAAATCCGTTCGTAGCTCAACTGGTTTAAGTACAGTTAATTACACTTGCTACGGAAAATATACATCAACAGCTGCTTCTGGTGTTGTTACATTCACAACCTCTTCAGGAACATTCGCTTCCTATGCTGGAGTAGGCAACTATGTGTTTATGGATAACACAACTGGTTTAGCTATTACTCCAACTATTGGACAAGTTTCGATCTCTGGTACTAACTTAACTGTTTCTGGTGTAACTACTGGACATACTTACAGTATGGTTGGTGCAGTTATCCGTAATGGTGTTGGTAACGAAAAATCTAAAACATTAAACACTACAACTGTTGTGTTTAATAAACAGGCTGATGCTCAAGCTCCAAATATCACTTTACCTAATGCTGATATTTACAGAATTATTAGTATTAAACAAGCTGATGGAGTAGCTTGGGGTGCTACCCCAACAAGTTCTCAGTGGGGAACTAATATAATTGATGCTTATCAAGTTAATAATGGACAAACTAATGAATATTATGGTTTAGGTTCATTAGTTTTAAAACCATCTTACAATGCTCCTACTGCTCCGATTCAAGTAACATATCAATACTTTACTCACGGACAAGGTGACTTCTTCACTGTAAATTCATATAGCAGTATCGGATATACAGACATTCCACCAAACTTAAGAGATTCTATCGACTTCCGTCCACGTGTTGCGGATTATGTTGCTGGAACTTCTCCTACTTTCGTTGGTAATGGTGCTTCTTTTACTCCAGCACCAAAACGTGGTATTGATTTAACTGCTGATTATAGCTACTATTTACCAAGAACAGACAAGATTGCTTTAGATGTTAATGGTAATTTCTTTAACATTCAAGGTGTTGCTTCGTTAACACCGAATGCTCCAACAGATCCAGCTAATGGTATGGTTCTTTATACTGTTTCTATGGAACCATATGTTTATAACATTGGCTCTGGAAGTATAAACACAACTAAGGTTGAAAACCAACGCTACACAATGTTGGATATTGGTAAGTTAGAGAAGCGTATTTCTAATCTAGAATATTACACAACTCTATCACTACTTGAGCAATCTACTCAATCTCTACAAACTACTGACAGTAGCGGTTTAAATCGCTTTAAGAATGGCTTTATCGTTGATAATTTCAGTGGTAATAACATCGGCGATACACATAATGTTGATTATTTCTGTTCTATTGATATGGCCAACAATCAGTTGCGCCCATTCTATACTGTAGATAATATCAAACTTATAGAATTGAATTCAAACAATTCGCAACGTGCTTCTTCTAATTACCAGATTACTGGTGATATTATTACTCTACCGTATACAACTACTGAGATAATTAAACAACAATTTGCTTCTCAGTTAGAAAATGTAAACCCATTTGCGATCTTCACATTCTTGGGTACTGTTAACCTAAACCCACCAACTGATGACTGGTTTGAAGTTTATCAACTTCCAGATATCGTACAATCAGTTATGGGTAACTATAACACTATCAAAACTATTTCTGAAAAGAATGGTATTTTAGGAACTGTTTGGAACGCATGGCAAACACAGTGGACAGGTGTTCCTGTTTCAACAGGACAAGTTCAATATATTGCTGACAAACGTGGTGTTGGTATGGCCGACTCACGTGGCTGGGGAACTATTTCTAATATCTCTGAAGCGCAGTTATCTGCGATGGTTGGTCCAGGTGCTCCAGGTGCTCTAGGTGGTTGGGCTCACCGTATTGTTAATGCAGAAACTACTGCTACACCAATCGGCCAAACTAGAACTGGTACTCAAACTACTATTGAACTGCAAACAGATTATCAGACTGTTGGCGATAACATCGTTTCAACTGCTGTTATTCCTTATATTCGTTCACGAAATGTTTTAGTTCAAGTACATGGTTTAAAACCAGTAACTGAATTCTATCCATTCTTTGATGGTGTTTTAGTTGGTAACTATGTAACACCTTCTACTAAGATGGTATATACTATTACTTCAGGAACATTTGATGCTAAGTCTAACGTAGGTGCTTCTGCTGGTGAACTTGCTCGTCAAATGGCTGGCGATTCTCAAGTTTGTTTGAATTTGGGTGATGTTATTACTGGTGCTCAATCTGGTGCAACTGCTGTTGTAATTAACACTTATATTGATTATGCATTAAATAATGCGTTAGTTATGGAATTAGCTAACGTAAAAGGAACATTTATCACCAACGAAGTTATCACTGGTTCTGTGAGCAGTGCTGTTGGTCATGTTACTTCTGTAACTAAACCAACTGATAAAACTTTAACTACAAACAAACTAGGCCAATTAAACTTCTTGTTTAATGTTCCTAATGATGATACTATGAAGTTTAGAACTGGATCTAGAGAGTTTAAACTTCTAGACGTTAACACTTCTACTGGAAAATATACATCAAGAGCTGCCACAACATACGTAGCGGATGGTACTTTAGAAACTAAACAGAAAACAATTAACGCAGTTCAAAATGCGCAAATCGTTGACGAGCAAGTTACTGCTAATCAAACAATCTACTCAACAGCAACTAAAATTGTTTCTGATACTGGTTGGTTTGACCCACTGGCTGAGTCTTTCTACATCTCGTCTCCAGGTGGTGCGTTCTTAACTTCTATTGATATTTACTTTGCTTCTAAAGATGCAAATATTCCAGTAACATTATCTTTACGTAACATGGTAAACGGAACTCCAGGTTCTTTAACATTGCCATTTAGTAAAGTTACATTGAATCCTGATCAAGTACACTTGTCAACTAACGATGTAGTTTTACCTGATGGAAGCAGCTGGCCATCGTTTGATACACCAACTAGATTTACGTTTGAGTCGCCTGTTTATGTAGAAGATGCTACAGAATACTGTTTCGTTCTTCAATCTGATTCGAATGGATATAATGTTTGGGTATCTAATATGGGCGATACTGTTCCAGGAACCGACACTGTTATTACTGAACAACCATACGCTGGTGTAATGTTCTTATCTCAAAATGCATCTACTTGGACACCTGATCAAAATCGCGACATTAAGTTTACGATTAATCGTGCCGTGTTTAACACTAATGTTATTGGTAACGTAATGTTTACTAATGATCAAATCCCAATGATGTCTTTAGAATCTAATCCTTTCCAAACTAACATCGGAACAAATACTGTTCGTGTTTGGCATTATGCTCACGGTATGCCATCAGGTTCTATGGTAAATATTGATGGACTAAATGCAGAAGTTGCTGGCACTGGAACTATCACAACAACAACTAGCTTAACTTCCTTAACTGGAAATGGAACATTGTTCACTAGTGAGTTGTCTGTTGGAACTTGTGTTTACACATCTGACAATGTGTTTGTTGGACAAATCGCTTCTATCACTAGCAATATTCTTGCTGTGTTGACTGCGAATGCAACTGTAGCAACTACAACAGGTTCTTACAATTTCATTAAACCAATTAACGGAATTCCTGCATCGCAGATTATCGGAACTCATGCGATTTACAATGTTCAGAAAGATTCATACACTTTCACTACAACATCTAATGCTACTATTGCTGGATATGCTGGCGGTGATGGATATCGTGCTTCTAAAAACATTCAGTATGATATCATTAATCCATCTATTCAGATGCAAGCGTTTCCGAAAACAACAAGTACGTTCTCGATTAAAACGACTAGCGGACAATCTATTAGTGGTTCTGAGACCCCATATGTAAACGATTCTGATTATTCACCATGTTTGATTAAGAATAACAATTCTTTCAATGCACCTAAGATGATTGCTTCTCGTATTAATGAGATTACATATTTGTCTGGTTCCAAATCATTGACATTCTCTGCTAAACTAACTACAGACAACGATGCGGTTTCTCCAGTTATTGATACTACTCGTGCTAGTATGATTGCTATTTCTAATACAATCAACCAGCCAAGTCCAGCTACTACAGACGTTGCTGCACTGGATATTATCTCTATGTTTACTGGTGCAACTGGTGCATTTAATTTCTCTGGTTCAACAATTACTTCTACGAACTATGCTGTTCGTGCTGCGTTGGCAACTATCCCAGTTGGTAGCTACATTACTATTACTGGTGCTACAACTACAAGCAATAACCAAACTGTATTGGTAACTGGTTATACTGATAGTAATCCAGGAATCTTCACTTCAGGTTCAACTGGAACTGGAACATTGACTCTAAGTGGAACATTTACTAGTGAAGCTGCAGTTACTGCTACGAATATTTCATACAAACAGCTATTCATTGATGAAATTGCTCCAAAAGGTAGTTCTACTTTAAGTAAGTATGTAACAACTCCAATTAAATTGGCAGCGACATCTACATATACTAAAGTCATGTTTGGTGCTAATATTCCTACACAGGCTAACGTCTTAGTTTACTACAAGACATGTTTAGGTGATAGTAGTTTATTGAATAATACGCCATACACATTGATGAATCCAGATAGTATGTTACCACAAGTCCAACTTGGTGATCCATCTTTCACAGACGTAAGCTACACTATCCAAAACGGAACACCTTACGACAGTATTGTTGTTAAGATTGTATTACAATCTACAAACAGTTCTGCAGTTCCATTGATTAAAGACTTTAGAGTGATTTCTTGTGCATAACGTAAGATATTTGAAGGTTGAAGGGCATACAGGTCTTGTTAGAGATACCTCCACAGGAGCTATCCTAAATACTAACAGGACTGAGTATGAAAATTATTTAAAACAAAAAGAGGCAGTTGAGAATCGTCTACTTGAGTCTAAGCAGATTTCTCAACATACAGAAGACATAAATAATATAAAGACAGAGATTTCTGAGATTAAACAGATGCTTTTACTGTTAATAAAAGATCGCTGAACTAAGGGAAAATAATGGCGACACTCGTTTTAAGACAATCTAAGGGTTCTCCCCTTACAAACAATGAAGTTGATGCTAACTTCACCAATCTAAACGCAGATATTCAAACCAGAGTATTGATCACAGACTTTAATGCGAACAATATTCTTACATATCTAAAAACTGTTGACGGATCTGGTTCTGGTTTAGACGCTGATACTGTTGACGGATATAATGCCGTTGCTGCTATGCCAGCTGGACCTGACTATAGTTCGCTTGTAGCTCGCGATGCAGCAGGTAACTCAGTATTTAATAGTATCACTTCTACTGGAACAATTAATGGTGTTTCAGCTACCTTTAGTGGTGCTCTGAATGTTGGATCCATCTCAATTTCTGGTGGTTCTATTCCTGTTGCCGTTGGTGGTACTGGCGCAACTAATGCCTCAAATGCCCGAGCTAACCTTGGGTTAACTATCGGAACTAACGTCCAGGCATGGAATACCAAACTAGACGCTCTGACTACAGCAACATATGCAGCTGACACAATCCCTTATTTTACTGGTGCGACAACAACCAGCGCAACATCATTAACTGCTTATGCCAGAACTTTGATTGCGGCAAGTTCAGATTCTGCTGCTCGTACTGTTCTTGGTGTTCGTGTTGGTACTGACGTACAACCATTTAGTGCTGAATTGTCAGCGGAAGCTAGTTTGGCAACTAACGGTATTACTGTTAGAAATGGATCAAACTCTAGAGTAACACGAGCAATCACTGGTGTTACTGGTGAAATTGAAGTATCCAACGGCGATGGTGTTTCTGGCAACCCAGCGTTGTCAATTGGTTCCAATATCCCACGTCTAGCAAATAATAATACTTTTGCTGGTGGTTCAAATACCTTCTCGGGAACTGTTTACGCAGCTAGTTTCCAAGTTTCTTCTGATGCAAGATTAAAAGAGAACGTGGAAACGCTAAATAATGCTGTAGAGACTGTTTCGAAACTCCGTGGTGTGTCATATACAAAGAATGGAGTTCCTGAAATTGGTGTAATCGCCCAAGAAATTGAAACAGTATTACCTAAAGTAGTTGGGGAAGACCCTAACGGATATAAAACTGTTGCATATGGCAACATTGTTGGTTTATTGATCGAAGCTATCAAAGAACAACAAGAAACTATTAAAGAATTAACTACTCGTTTAGAGAAATTGGAGAACTAATATGACTGTAGGAGCAACTGGTTTTAGAAACTCAGGTGGTACCGACCTTAACGGTATTTTCTGGGGATATAACGGAGACACAGGTAACCGTGGCGTAAACGACAGTAACGGTAACTGCGGTTGGAACTGCGCATGTAATGCGTGTAACTCTGCGTGTAACTGTAACTGTGGTAACTGTGACGCTGCCGACATTTCATTAAACGTAATTGTTACTGATTGGCGTTTGAATATCTTCCGTAATACTGATCGTGCTGATGGTATCCGTCACGATTCGCAAGACAACACTATGGGCATGTTCCGTTATATTCGTGTAAATTGCAACTGTAACTGTAATTGCAACTGTAACTGTAACTGTAATTGCAACTGCTAAAAGGAAAAAAATAAATGGCTACATTAGCACAAAGACCAATCGCAGGATTTGATGAAACTGGAGAGAAATCCGTTATCAATGGAAATTACCGTTTTACATACGGATTCGTAGATAATAAAATTACAGTTAAAGTTGATAAGATTGTTAGACCAGATCTAACTAGAGAACATAATGACGAAGAAATAACATTTGAAGAAGTAGCTTCACGTGAGTTTACATCTTCAGAGTTCGCATTAAGAACTGATCACATGGCTTGGTATGTTGACTTTGATGTTGTTAACAATACAATCCTCGACCCATTAGACGTAATCGCCTATGGCGCAGCGAATGCATACAAAGAACCAAACTATAATGTTTTTGGTTTACATCGCGATTTAATGGCTCGTTATGATTCATATACATTACTACCGATGTTTTATGTTAAGACGTTTGATTACGGAACAGTTAATTTTGAAAATTCTTTAATTGTATTTTATACAGTTAAACATACTGAACCATCTCCTGGTGATACAATTTTAAACAATGAAGTTATTACTTTAGAAGATGAGAACGCAACTCGTTTCTGGATTCGCGATAATCTATTATCCGCTGTAACATTCTCTATTAAAGATTCAGAAGGAAACTCTGTTGGAAATGTTTCTCCAAAATTAGAATCTACTCCAACTAAAAGACGTTATGGTGTTACTGACGAACCTGCTATGACTCCAAAACTGAATGCGTATGTAGCAACTTTACCAGCTGGTAAATATAATGTTACTTGCTCTTTCGCCAAGGAATTATACCCAACTGCTGTTAATTCATACGATATCGAGATGATTAATGGTATTAGTGCGAAAAACAATATTACGATTGGTGCTGGACAGTCTGATGTTAACATCGACTTAACTGGTTTGAGTACGGGTGATGTATCTAGAATGAAATTTAATTTAGGCGCATTTACTGCTTACGCTCAATTATTGATTACCATTTCTTAATCGTTTCTAATTTGACGCTAAATACCCTATGAAAGTAGGGTATTTTTATTTTATAAGGAATAATATGAGTAAATTTAAGTTGATCTTCCAAGGATCAAATGATGTGAAAGAAACTTTGATATATGACCCAATGACTTCAGAGATGGTATGGGAAAGTACTGGTAATAAACCTACCTTGACACATATCTCTCATGGGTTAGAGTATAAGATTGATGCTAAAGTTTGGACGCCAGCAAAGGTAACAAACCCACATAATCCAGAATTACACGGAAAAAAATCCGATAAACCAACTACGCTTAAAATCACAATGGGTCTTAAGTGTAATTATGCTTGCTCTTACTGTAACCAAGCACACCAACCCCATGATCCAGTTGGCGGTCCAGAAGATGCTGAAGATTTGGTTCAAAAAATCAAAAACAATTTTAAGTTTTCCACCTATGATACTTTCCGTTTAGAATTTTGGGGTGGTGAACCAATGGTATATTGGAAGACATTAAAACCTTTAGCTGAAAAGATTCGTACAGTTTATCCAAATGCTCAGTTTATGATGGTCACTAATGGTTCATTGTTGACCCGAGAAAAGATTGAATGGTTTAATCGTATGGGGTTTGCGATCGGTATGTCTCATGATGGACCACTCCATGCACAAAACCGTGGACCAGATCCACTAGACGAACCACCAGCAAAAGACGCTGTTGTTTATGCTCTTAAAACAATGGGTCAAAATAGATTTACATTTAACTGCGTATTAACACGTGAGAATGTTTCTATTGCTGCAGTTCGTGATTTTATTCTAGATAAACTAAATCGTAAAGATTATGGATATGATTATGTTGAAATTGCTCAGCATGATCTTCAAGTAACAACAGAAGAACTAATGTTACCATATGATGACTCAGGTATGACTCACTCAATCCAAACCCCAGATGAAAAGAAAGAGATCCTTCATTCATTGTTTTGGGAAACAATTGAAAGTAGAAACCAATTTAGTTGGACAGTTAACCAGAAGATTCAAGGATTCTTCGAGTCTATCGTTTATCAACGACCAGCTGAAGTTCTTGGTCAGAAGTGCGGTATGGATAAAGAAGATACCATTGCCATCGATATGAAAGGTAATGTGACTACATGTCAAAATACTTCATCTTTGACTAAACATAACCTTGGTAATATCGAGCAGTTGGATGATGTTAGATTAACGAACTCATATCACTGGTCAACTCGTAAAGAATGTCCTTCTTGCCCAGTAGTTCAGTTATGTCAAGGTGCTTGTTTATTCTTGGAAGACCAATATTGGACTCAAGCGTGCGAAAACCTTTTCTGGTATAATTTGGCTATCCTTGCTGCTAGTATGTTCATTATGACAGATGGATTGGTTTTAGTTGAAATCCAAGGTGAGAAGATTAGATTTGATGGTGAAACTTCACTTCCTGTTATCGATATTGACTATGTTAAGTCAGGTGGTAAACAGAAATCATGGAAGGTTCGTAAGCCAGTTGGCATTCCAGTTGTATCGGTTCCAGCTACACCACAGTAATGGCTTTTCTTGATTGTAATATTTGGGAAATTAACCAGTTCCCAAAATATGGAGTACATTTGGATAGGTATACCCTAGCCAATGTATTTCAATACAGATCTGATGTTTCTGAGTATCAAAGTAACAACTTTTATATCCAGATTCCAGAGTTTGAGATAAATGGAACAGATGAACAAAAATCATTTATCAATAAATATAAGGAGAAATTGATACAATATCGTATCCCATTCCTTATAAATCGAATAAATAGAGGTATGGAGAGTTGGGTAATAGACCTGTCAATGTCTGATTACCTCTTGCATAAAATAACAAAGGAGACGTAAATGGAACAAAAACACGTAAAATGGGTTATCGCTCACGAACCTATTGGTTTGTTCTTGAAAGTTGCTGATTCATTCGCTAAGGAAGTTAATGAACAGACTGGTGGAAAGTTTAACATTGAAGTTCTTTCATTGTCAGACTATGCTACAAAATACAATGATGGTAAGAAAATTACCAAGAACGACCTAATGGAGTTGGTAAATACTGGCGCAATCGAAATGAGCCATATCTACACTACTTGGTTGGCCGACTACAATAAAGATCTACACGCATTGGATCTACCATTCCTATTCCGCGACCATGACCACGCTGACGCTGTTCTAGAAGGTCCAATCGGTAGCGATTTGTTAGCTGGTGTTTCTAAACAATCAAACATCAAAGCCATGTCTTTCACTTACTCTGGTGGCTATCGTGTTGTTCCAGCTAATTTTAAAGCTGACACTGTAGAAGCATGGCAAGGTAAAACTGTTCGTACAAGTCGCAGCCCAGTTGCTGTTGAGACTTTCAAATTGCTTGGTGCTGAGCCTAAAGAGAATATTGCTTTGGAAGAAATGAACGCAGCTGCTAAAGCTGGTGAAATTGAAGCTGGCGAATCTACTTACGTTCGTGTATTCCCACTACAACAGAACGAAGCATTTAGCGTTGTTAATGACACTGCTCACAGTTTGTTTTTGACTTCTATTATCGTTAACCAAGATTTCTTCAATCAGTTTGATGCTGAAACTCGTCAGATTATGTCTACTGCTGCATTTAATGCTGCTCGTAAAGAGCGTCGTGAATCAGTTGCTGACATTCCAAATATCTTGGCTGAGTGTGAAGAAAAAGGTGTTATGGTTGTTACTATGTCTGAAAAAGAAAAAGCTAAGTTTAAAGAAATAACTTCTCAGGTTTATGAGAAGTTTGCTGACTATTTTACTCCAGGTCTAGTAAATGGCATTCAGTTACATTAATTAGTAAGTGCTAAATATTGGGGAGCTTCGGCTCCCCATTTTTATTTGAGGATATTATGCAAGTTCTATATTACAATGTGTTCAATGTGCCAGAGATGATTAATAGTGATAATGTAACACCTTACCTATCACCAAACTTTTCATCAGATTTATTTTCTAATTATAGAAAATTTGGAATGGATAAACAGAATTTTGTATATGATAGAACTGGAACTATTCCTCATTATGTCAACATAAAACCAAACCTAGCTCCAATCCCCAACACACAAGGTTTTAATAAATCGTTTGAGCAAGTTGTTGAAGAACGAGCCAAAGAACTTCTTAGTTTTAATAAACAAGTTAATGTTGTATGGAGTGGTGGAATTGATAGTACGCTGGCTTTGTTTGCTTTAATTAAATACGCAAATGACCCAAGCCAGATAACTGTTTACGGAACATATACATCAATTCTAGAATCAGGTAATCTATTTGATAATAATATTCTACCTAAGGGTGTGCGTCATAGAATTAGGGTTGCTTCAAAGAAAGAGTTTGAAAGTCCAAACGAAATATATGTAACTGGATTTATGGGTAATCAGTTATTTGGTCCGACAGATGACTTCTCTAAAAACTCAAAGGTAACATTATTTCATCACCAATTTAATTATGAAGATCCTTTGGCTCCATACGAGAAGTGTATTTCTGGAGAAAAATTAGAATTTCTGCAGCCGATGATTGACGCTTCTCCAAAGAAAATAGAAACAGTTAGAGATTTACGTTGGTGGTTTATTTTTAATTTAGACTGGTATACAGCTAAATTTGATGCACTGGTTCATACTAAGAATAGAAACGATGTCTATCATTTCTTCGATACAGAGGATTTTCAAAGATATGTTCTTACTACTAAAGAACCATTTACGAAAGAGGTTGGTAACGCATTGACCCATCGTTGGGAAATGCGACAACTAATTGAAGATTACAGTGGTAATAAACATTACCCTTGGAATAAAACAAAAGGGGTTTCGAATCTTAGCAACTCGAACCCCTCTTGGATGTTTTTACTTGAAGACTACAGTTTAGTAGTTAGTAAACCCAACTAAAACATTAAAGAAAACTTGTGCTTGGTCAGACAAGTTAGTTTCAGTATAACGCTGAACATATCCAGGAGTTACAAAACACTCTCCGAGTTGCCCTCGAATACCAAAACTTGTTCCAACTAAATTCTGATAAACTTTCTGACGAATGGTTTGAACGCCACCACGTGTATCTGCGAAATATGTAAACTGCGGATATTGCCCAGTGTTAAGTACGAAAGTTAATACCAATGGAACATGCTCATATGCATGTAATGGAATGTGTTCTTTAGCTTGTTGGAACAAAATGTTTGAACCAATAATTTGCGGTAGGTAATTGACGTTTTCACCTTCCTGCAATCCTTCTGTCGATTTTGGTTGGAACTCTTCCAACTGTTGGCAAATATCATATACAACTTCTTTAAATCTATCGATAGTTGGATGATCTAAAGACATTAGTTCAACATCTTCAGTTTGAGACTGGTTCAAATCAATCAACGATTGCTGTAATTCTTCAGTCAAACCATAAGAAAAACAACGAAGTTCTGTTGGGAATAGGATTTTTGAGAAAGTCTGTTTAACTTCAGTTGATACTTCTTGTGGTGCTTGGTTGTTTTCCATATAATAACTCCATGAATTTGTTTAAAAATCGCTTCGCAGCTAATCTATTTAGCGTTCCCAAATAAGATAAATAAAAGGGTAAAATAGATTTTATTCGGATATTTAGGATTCTACAATGGCAACCATAAGTAACTTATTTGTTGATGCTGGAAGTGATTACAGTAACATTATTACAGTAACAGCGACCAATGGCCAACCATTAAACTTGACTGGCTATACTGTCGCTGCACAAATGAGAAAGTCTTATAGTTCCAGTACAGTCTTCAATTTCACACCATCACTTTATGACGCTCCAAACGGTAAGGTAAGATTGCAGCTTTCTGCATCTTTGTCTTCTAGTATGCCAGCTGGACGATGGTTATATGATGTTGAGATAACTTCTCCTTCTGGTGGAAAAACCAGAGTTCTAGAAGGTATCGTTACAGTAACCCCAGAGATAACAAAGGTTTAAAAAAATGGCTGATACAATCGCCACAGTTACCCCTGAAGAAGCACTTGCCGTTGCTGTATCTGAAGGTGTTCTTACACTTTCGTCAACCAATTTAGCTAGCCCAGCCGTAGTAGAATCATTATCAAACATCGCCGATGTTGATATGACTACCAATGGTAAGAAAAATGGGTCAATTTTAATCTATAAAGCTGCCACTGACAAATGGACAGCTGGAACTACCTTAGATGCTCAAAACATGGAAGGTGGATACTATTAAATGGAGAATAATAGATGGCATCAATAATCAGAATTAAGCGTTCGAGCGGTAGTTCCGCTCCAGCGATACTAGGGGATGGTGAGTTAGCCTATTCATCTGGTTCAGGTAAATTATACATTGGTTTCGGTGCAGAAACTGGTGGTGGTGCAGCGCAACAACTTATCGGTGGTAAATATTTCGCTGACTTGCTTGGTGGTGACACTAGCATTGCTGGTACTGCCACTGCTGGTAAAGCGTTAATCCTCGATAGCAATAAAAAGGTTGACCAAATATACATTGGCAATCTACGTTTAACTGGTAACACTCTATCATCAGAAAATTCTTCTGGCGATATTATTCTATCACCACAAGGAATCGTTCGTGTAGCTGGTACAAACCAGATGATGATTCCAGCTGGTACTACTCTACAAAGAACTACACCTGCTTATGCTGGTGCGATTCGTTTCAATACAGATACTACATCCTTTGAAGGTTACTCAGGTGCTAACTGGGCATCCTTAGGTGGTGTTAAATCTGTTGACGGATTAACTTACATTATCGCTGAATCATCTCCTGGTGCTTCAGATGATACTTTACACTTCTACGCTGCGACTGGTGTTACAACAAACGTCCAAGTTGCTACATTAGATGCTACTAAATTTGCGATCCTTAACACTACAGCTTCTACTAGCACTACTACTGGTGCGTTGACAGTTGCTGGCGGTGCTGGTATTGCTGGTGACTTGTATGTTGGTGGTAACCTTAACATTGCTGGTACTGAATTATCTATCGGTTCTGTTACATTCAATAATGGGTTAACATTATCTGGTTCTTCAACACCTGCAACTGAATATTTCACTATTACCAACGGAGCTGCTACTCCGATTACTAAGTTCCAAGTTGATACTGCTAACGGTAATACTACTGTTGCAGGTACTTTATCTGCTGGTGCTTCTACACTATCTTCTGCTACAATTAGCAACAATGCTTCTGTTGGTGGAGCATTAAGTGTTACTGGTAATACTTCTTTAGCTGGTACTCTTGGCGTTACTGGTGCTACAACACTATCAACTCTATCAGCTACTTCAGGTACATTCTCCAGCACTTTAGGTGTAACTGGTGCAGCTACTTTCAGTTCTACTGCTGATGTTTCTGGTAACTTCTCTGTTAATACAAATAAGTTTACAGTAAACGCAACATCTGGTAATACCGCTGTTGCTGGTACTCTTGGTGTAACAGGTAATACAACTCTATCAGGAACATTAGGTGTAACAGGTAATGCGACATTATCTGGAACTGCTACTGTTACTGGCGATGCTACTTTCGGTGGTAACGTAATAATTAATGGTTCAACTACTTCAGCTACTGAATACTTCCGCATCACTGATGGTGCTGGCACTCCAGTAACTAAGTTCTTAGTTGACACTTCTTCTGGTAACACTACTATCTCTGGTGCATTAGGTGCTGGTAATACTACTGTAACTGGAACATTAAACGTATCTGGTAACTCTACTCTTGCTGGTTTAACTGCTACAACTGGTAGCTTCTCTAGCACTTTAGGTGTAACAGGTAACACTACTATTGGTGGAACTTTAGGTGTTACAGGTACTTCTACTTTAGCAGCTCTATCTGCTACAACTGGTAGCTTCTCTAGCACTTTAAGTTCAACTGGAGACTTCGCTGTTAATAGTACTAAGTTTACTGTTGCTGCTTCTTCTGGTAATACAGCAGTTGCTGGTTCATTAAACGTAACTGGTGCTACTTCTTTAAGTTCAACTTTAGGTGTTACAGGAAACGCTACATTCAGTGGAACTACTTCTACAACTGGTGCTGCGACATTCTCAAGCACTGCTGCAGTTGCTGGCGACTTCTCTGTTGCTACTAACAAATTCACAGTAGCTGCTGCTTCTGGTAATACTGCTGTTGGTGGAACATTAAACGTATCAGGAACTTCAACTTTACAAGCATTAAGTGCTACTGCTGGTAGTTTCTCTACAACTCTTGGCGTAACTGGTGCTGCTACATTCTCTAGCACTGTTTCTTCACTAGGTGACTTCTCTGTTGCCACTAACAAATTTACAGTAGCCTCCGCAACTGGTAATACTCAAATCGCTGGAACATTAGGTTTAACTGGCGACTTAGCAATCAACACTAACAAGTTTACTGTTGCTGCTTCTTCTGGTAACACTGCTATTGCTGGAACATTGACTGCTGGTTCTACTACATTGTCGGGTAACTTGGCGATGGGTGGTAACAACATTACTGGTTTAGCTGATCCAGTTAACCCACAAGATGCTGCTACTAAGAACTATGTTGACGCTGCTCGTTCAGGTCTTGATGTTAAACAATCAGTTCGTGCTACTACAACTGCTAACATTACACTTTCTGGTTTACAGACAGTTGATGGTGTTTCTCTTGTTGCTGGTGATCGTATCCTCGTTAAAGACCAAAGCACTGGTGCTCAAAACGGTATCTATGTTGTTGCGACTACTGCGTGGACTCGTGCTTCTGATGCTGACGCAAACGCTGAAGTTACTCCAGGTTTATTTACTTTCGTTGAGGAAGGTACTACTCAAGCATCTACTGGTTGGGTATTAACTACAACAGGAACTGTAACTGTTGGTACTACTCCTCTAGCATTCTCACTATTCTCTATTACTAACAACATCGCTGCTGGTGCTGGTTTGGTTAAGAATGGTAACCAATTCGATATTCAGTATAGCAATGGTTTAACAATCATCGCTGATACTTTACAAGTTGCTTCTACTATTGCTGGTGCTGGTTTAACATTCACTTCTGGTGTTGTTGATATCGTTGGTACTACAAACAGAATCACTGTTGGTGCTGACAGCATTGATATTGCTTCAACTTACGTTGGTCAAAACTCTATTACAACTCTTGGTACTATTACCACTGGTGTTTGGAATGGAACAACTATTGGTGCTGCTTATGGTGGTACTGGTTTATCAAGCTACGCAGTTGGTGATTTGTTGGTTGCTTCTGGTACTTCTACTTTAAGTAAATTAACAGTTGGTGCTTCTGGTAAAGTACTACAATCAAACGGAACCACATTAGTTTATGGCGACGTTGATGGTGGAACATACTAAATAATACTATAAGAACGGAGGGATTCTTATCCCTCCTTCAAATTTGAGATATCCTTTTTTAAGGTAAATAATGGCCAATACGGTAAAGTTAAAAAAGTCTTCCGTTACTGGAAAGATCCCACAATCTACAGATATAGATTACGGCGAAGTTGCATTAAACTACGCTGATGGGAAGATGTATTTCAAAGATTCATCAAATGTAATTCAATTATTTGGTGCATCAAATGCCGTTGATACTTTAACTAACAAAACGATATCTTCTCCAACAATTACTGGTGGTTCAACCAGTAATACCACAATAGGTGCTACTACAGTAACAGCATCTGGGATTGTAAGTGGTTCAGAACTAACTTCAACTAATGCTTCTGGCGACGAAGGTGGTCAGATAAATTTAGCTAAAGCACCAAACAGTACTTTAGCTGGTGGAATAACAGTTGACATTTGGCAAAATAGGTTAAGATTTTTCGTACAGGGTGGAGATGCCCGTGGTGCTTATATTGATTTATCATCAACAGCTGCTGGTGTTGGAACAAACTTATTAAGTGGCGGATCTGGTGGTGGAACAACATTACCTTCTCAAACAGGTAATGCTGGCAAATATTTAACAACTGATGGTTCATCTCTATCGTGGGGTGCAGTTAGTGGTAGTGGTGGATGGTCATATGTAGATGCAGGACTTATTACAGAATCAATAAATACTAGTGCACTAGTAGATGGTGGAACGATAGTATAAAAGGTAAAGAATGTCAATTCAAATACAATTAAGAAGAGGTACTGCTACTCAACATACAACATTTACTGGTGTGTTGGGTGAAGCCACAGTTAATACAACTAATAATTCTTTACATGTTCACGACGGTACCACTGCTGGTGGATTTGAGTTAGCCAGAAAAGATCTGAGCAACGTCGCTTCGATTCCAAATTCTAAATTAGCGAACTCAACAATTTCTGGTATTGCTCTTGGTTCTAACCTAGCAGCACTAACAATCGGAACTGGTTTAAGTGGTACTTCTTATAATGGCTCAACTGCTGTTACTATTGCTCTAGCCAATACAGCTGTTACTGCTGGAACTTACGGTTCTTCTACAGCAGTTCCAGTTATCACTGTCGATGCGCAGGGTCGTATCACTTTGGCAACAACTGCTGCAATTTCAGGTGCTTTAACTTTTACTGGTGATGTAACTGGTACTGGTACAACAGGGACTTCAACAACATTAACACTCGCAAATAGCGGAGTCACTGCTGGCACTTATTCTTACGTAACAGTAAATGCCAAGGGTTTAGTAACTTCAGCTACTCAAGCAACTACAACTAATATTGCTGAAGGAACAAACCTTTACTATACTCAAGCTAGATTTGATACTGCGTTTGGTGCAAAATCAACTACTAACTTAACAGAAGGCACAAACCTTTACTATACTCAAAATAGATTTGATTCTGCGTTCGGCGCGAAATCTACAACAAACTTAACAGAAGGTACTAACTTATATTACACAGATGCACGTGCCAGAGCTGCTCATTCAGCTGGTACTGGTATTTCTTACAATAGCACTACTGGTGTTATTAGTACTTCTCAAGATATTTCTGCATCTGGTTCTCCAACTTTCGCAGCTTTAACAACAACTGGTAATGCCAATGTTGGTGGAGCATTAGTAGTTACAGGTAATTTAACTGTTAATGGTACTACTGAATATTTGAATTCAGTTACTGTTCAA